ATTGTTCCAAGAATAGTTATACCACTACTTGAACCAACATCTAAGTGAGTTGGAGCACCACTTCCATCAGCAATTACTATCTTACCATCAGTTTCACCAACAAGTTCAGTACCACCATATGCTAATCCAACTTCTGTTGCCTGCCAAGTACCAGTTCCTATTGTTCCAACTGCTGTAATATTTGTTTGTGATGCAGTCTGAAGTGTTCCAGTTAATTGAGTTGATGAAAGATTTCCTGAACTTGGATTGTAAGTTAATCCTGTATCTGTTTCAGCTCCTTGTGTTCCTGTTGCTCCATCTACAAAAACTGGATAAACTGTTTCATCTGTACTATTATTAGCAGATGAAGTAAAACTAGTAGCAAGTGTTGCAGTATCTGCGTTACCAGTAACGTCTCCAGTAAGGTCTCCTTCAATATCTGCAACTAATGTTCCTGCAGTTAAGTTTAAATTCCCAGTATCTCCTGAACTAGATGTACTAGTTCCTAGAGTCCATTTATCTTCAGACTCATCCCACATAAGTAATGCATCATTACCTGTAGAACCTCTTTGTATTATAATACCTACATCATTACTATTAGAAGAAGCACCACTATTTAATTCTAATAAATTGTCTTTTATTGTAGTGTTTGTTGTATCTACTGTAGTTGTAGTTCCATTTACAGTTAAGTTCCCAACAAGAAGAGTACCACTATTTGGATTATAAGTAAATACACTTGTATCATCTAATAAAGAGTTAGATTCATCGTGAAATACCAATGGAAAAGCTGTATTTGCATCGCTATCTGTTACAGTTACTTTACCAGAAGTTAGTCCTGAAGCTGTACCTGTAACATTTGTCATAACTCCACTAGCTGGTGTTCCTAATGCTGGAGTTGTTAATGTAGGACTTGTTAAAGTTTTATTCGTAAGAGTTTGTGTTCCTGTAAGCGTAGTTACTGTAGAATCAATAGATAAACTAATTGCTCCTGTACTTCCACCTCCTGATAAACCTGTTCCTGCTGTTACGGAAGTAATATCTCCATCACCACCAGCGCCTGCAGATATAGGGGCATCAATGGAAGGTTCAAAAGTCTTTTTTTTATGTTTTCCTGATTCTAAATACCTTGATTCATAAACAACACCATTTCTTTTTTCAAGCTTTACAAGAAATCCTCTTTCAATATAAGATACACTTTCTCCCTCTCTTATATTTGTATTAGAAGGTTTTGTGCGAAAGAATGAGTCAATCCCATTAACTTTGTGTTCACCAAACTTTTGCACTATGACGCTCTCTTATATTTTTCTCTATACTCTATCGTGATATCATTAATTGTTATTGCTTCATTATCTGCGTCTTGAAATTTAAATTGTATTGATTCGCAATCTGTTCCACCATTTGCACTCCCAATACTATATACCAATGTTTTATAAGATGAAGAGCCAATGCTTTCAGCTGCTTGGCTTCCACTGGAGTTATATGCTGTTGTTCCAGGCGTTGTTCCATTGATACCAAATGTTAAAGTTAGTGAATTCCCACTACCATCATCTTTTGCTGTTACATATACCTTATATACTTTTTTAATTTTTCCTGGATTTCCAAAATCTATATCTTTTGTTTGTAGTGTAATTTGTAAATTGTCAGCTGCTGTACCTGAGTTTGCGTCTCCTGAGAATAATTTTAATGTTTTATCGTGACCAGAGCTAGCATATTCATTATAATATAATCCATCAAATGATTCTACAAAATTAGACATTCCATTACTCATTCCTTTGGTAATAGACCAAGATTTTGTAATAAAATCAAAAATAAGAATATCGTTTGTTGCTGAAGTATCTTGTACCACACATAATTGTTTATATTTATTGTTATATCCTATTGCTGGATTTTTTGCAGATTGATTTGTTCTCCACGTAGCATCATCTAATTTTTGTGTTAATTCTACTGGAACGCCTTCTCCACTATAAATAAATACTCCATCTTCATTCACCCAACATATACCAAGAGGTGTCTTTGTAAGGGACTCTTGTTGTAAACAACCCATTCCATTATATTCTCCCTCTAAATACCATCCAGCGTCTGAGGTAGAAGAAACATTAATTACATATAATTTTTTTTGTTTAAATGCTAAAACTCTATTTCCAAAACTATGTAATGCTGTAAACGCATCACCATCATTAATTCCAATGTCTAAATAATATGAATCGGGAAAAGTTGCAAATTTATTAACTGGACTATAGTAAATTCTATCATCATAAACTTTATTTTCTTTTCTTACATTAGAAATCCACGCTCTTCTTGAACAAATGGTTGCTGCTTTATACCCGCCGTCATCTCCAAGAGAAATGCTTTGTTCTTCTTGTGAGTATCCATTAATAGATTCATAAGTGTCCAATGAAGGGTTGTTAATCGTTAGCGTACTACTTCCTTCAGCATAGTCAAGATTTACTCCCGACCCGTATACGTCTCCACTTCCAAGAGCCCAGGCAGTGTAATCTTCAAATAAATTTCTTCTGATACCAAGGTCATAATCAGCATCTAATAATAAAATAAATCTATCGTTACTTCCTTTTTTTCTTGTATAAATTCTAAATCCTTTTTCTCTTTTTCTAAATTCGCCTTCAATATTAATACGAACATTAACGTCTGTAAAATAATTTCCTGCAACTATATTTGCCGTAGTCCCTTCAATTGTCCAAGGGAGTGATTCGTCTCCTGTTTGATTTCCTAATGTGTGGGTAAATTCATATTGTCCTTCTGGCCAACCGCCTGATGTAATAATATCATCATCTGGTTCTCCACCTGATTCTCCTAATACTACAAAAGCATCTCCTGATTCGTGTTCTAATCCTCGAATCCCTGCAGTTCCTACTCCAGGAGGAGCATCTCCATATACGTTTCTTATCACATTTAATGTGTCATTTGATGCATCTAAACTACTAACCTCCATTGCCTCACCATTTAAGAAATATATGCCACTAACACTAAAATTGGTGGTAGAAGTCACATTAATAACAGTATCTTTTATTCCAACTTTTGCTGTTAGTGTTCCAGAGGAAACAGCTGTAGTATTGGAATAACCTGGAGTGGTTTTGAATGCAAGCATAAAGTCTCCTGCATCAGCTGGAGTAGCAAGAGACCCAGAAGTATTAATTGTATTAAAAACATCATTATCTGTTGTTGTTACAGCTGCAGTATCAACAACCCACTGAGAAATAAATTTGGTAAATCTTTTTGCGTTAATAAATTGAAGACATTTTGGATTACTACTTGCATCTCCATCAACTACTTTTTTATCGGAAACATATAGTACACCATCCACATAATAATAAACTGGCTGTACATTTGTGTCTCCTCCAGTAGCTATTTGATTGTCAGCTCCCTCGTGAGAAAAGTCTCCAGTGTTTGCAAAATTTCTACTATAAAATTTAATATTGACACCATCTGGATATGCCAATACTTGGTGGTCTACTTGATAAGTTTCCAGATTAGATATACTTGCTGAAATAGCGGCTGTATCGCTTGTTGTTCTTCCAATATCATATTGAGTATTAAAAATAAACAACCCATTTCCTTCTTGGTCTTGATTAGAAGATATAGCGCTCCCTACTTTATCAACAGGGTTTGAAGCTGCTTTTATTAACCCAGAGTTAAACAATACAACATTATCAGATTTTTCAGCTTCATTACCAGCAATGTCTCTTGGAGAAAATTTAGTGTTTAAACCTCCACTAAAATCATTTAATGTTACCATTTTTTTTGGCATTATGCAGACCTTTTAACTTTTTCAAAGCTTCTCATTCCTCCAAGACCGAGCATACCTAAAAGCACTGTTGTTAAAGTAGTCATATCAAATGTAGGTAAAACTATTTCATTTCCAAAACTATACAACACAAATGTTAGTAATGGTTGTAAGATAAAATGATACCCAAGTGCAGTGGCACAAATCCAGCCCGTAAACGGCCTCCAGCCACTCACAAATTTTGAAGTATGTCCTGCTTCTACTTTGTTTACTTCTATTTGTGCTTTATTAATTTCAGCAATTAACTCAGCTTTCTCTTGTTTGTCTAAAGTAAATCTATCAACATTATCTGCAACTTTGCTAATAATATTACCAATCATATCTAATTTAGGCATTATTTCTTCCTATTCTTTTTGTTATTACAATCACAACCGTTACCATACTTACACCAAGCATAGTGTGATGCAACTCCTAATATAAATCCTATTACAAATCCCATTTTATTTTCTCCTTAATATATTAACCAATTAAATCCTGTAGATGCCTCATAACTTTGTACGTCGTACATATTGAGATATCGTGTTTGAACAAAAACTCCAAATTTATTTGTTAGTTTCCATCCTAATACTAATCCAGCATCATAATCCATTCCATTATCTGCTGCATCATAATTAAAACTATAATCACTCATTCCTTTATTGTAAGGATAAGCGGTTGCCCAGAAATGTACCCAGTTCTTTTCTAGATACTTATAATAATCTACTCCAACTGATAATGCTAGTTCGTGTTGATATCCTAAATCACGAGCATAGGTATCATTGTAGTCCTCTACAATATCACCATATACTGTTTGATAAAACTCTTCATCAGTTTTTGCAACCAAGTTTCCTTCTGCATCTGTCCAATACCAATCCCAATATTCATATCCATATTGAGTCCATTGTTGTGTCCATTCATCATTATAAGGACCATCTGCCCAACCTGCTTCATCCCAAGCAAGTTCCCAAAACGGAATAAATTCACTCGTATCATATCCTTTTTCTGCCCAATATAAATCTATTGGTAAAAAATCTAGATATGCTGGATGGCTTCTTGCTGCAATTCCTGCACTTAAATCCCAGCTTCCTTTATTAATCCTATATCGCATATCTACTGCTGCAAATTCTAAATCTTCTAATCCCATTGCATCGTAGTTAGTTTTAAAGATAAACTTAGGAGCTAAATATCGTAGCATATATTCGTGATTATCAAATGATTCTCCGAATTGAGTATGTTTAGAATATTCTAATACATATTCCCAACCTTTTGCCATACCATTACCTACCATTACACTCTCATTGATTGGAGCTTCTTTCCCAGTATACCATACTTCAGGTTTATTCTCATAATCAAATCGTGCTAGTTTTCTAATCCCAAGTGTTAGAGAACCGTGGTCTTCTAACTCTTCTTGTAGTTCTTGTAGTTGACCACCTGTCACTTGATAGGTTTGGTCTTTTGTTAAAGGACTAGTTAAATTATACGCACCATAAATTGTACTAAACTTTAAAAAGTCTTGAGCACTAAGTGAGCACATTAACATTAATCCTGCTAATAGTTTTTTCATTATTGAAATCTCCTTAACATTATATTATCAATTTCTTGTTTAATTTCTTCTTTAATATCGTCTG